CCGAGGGCGTGATCGAGGAAGCGATCGTCGCAATGCGTCGGTCGGTGATCCCGCGCCACGACCAGTTGGTATGGCGCGGCCAGATCGAGATGGCCTACACGCTGGACGCCATCGGCACCCGGCAATACGACGACATGCGCCGCCGGCTCGACGCCGCAGCGGATGCGAGACAGCAGGAACTGAGGAGCATCGACCTATGACTACCCGCCCCGTTCGCTCGATCATCGACGACCAGCTCGACGATATCGAAGAGTTTGCCGGAAAGAGCATCCGCCAGGCCGTCGAGTTGGCCAACCGCCACGGCTACCACAACCCGCTCTTCGCCAACATCTGCGGCGACCTCTGCGTTCTGCGCTTCCGGCGCAACCCCCGCCTTCACGCGACAACCACCCTCTCCCTGAAATGAGGCCAGCCCATGACTGCAGTTCTCGCATCGGTCGGCGCGCTCGACCGTACCAAGTACCTCGGCGGCAGCGATGTCGCCGGCATTCTCGGCATCAGCCCCTGGCGCACTCCGTTGGACGTGTACCTGGATAAGGTCCAGCCGCGCACCGGCCCGGTCGATCCGGCGAAGCAGAAGATTTTCACCCGTGGCCAGCGGATGGAGCCCTACGTCATCGACCTGCTGGCCGAAGAGACCGGCCTGAAGATCGTCGGCCGCGGTAACCGCTACCGCGACCAGCAGCACGACTTCATGGCCGCCGAGATCGACGCCGAGGCCGCCAGCGGCGAAAACATCGAGATCAAGACGGTCAGCCCGTTCAAGGCAAAGGACTGGGGTGAGGTTCAGACCGATGCCATTCCAGTCCACTACACCGCACAGGCCATGCACGGACTGATGGTCACCGGCCGCCAGGTCTGCATCTTCGGCGTGCTGATCGGCGGCGACGACTTCCGCGTGTACCGCGTCGAGCGGGACGACGAAACCATCGCGGCGATTCGCGAGAAGGAGGTCGAGTTCTGGGGACGCATCCAGCGCCTGGATCCGCCCGAAGCAACCGCTGTCAGCGACATCCTACGGCTGTTCGAGCGTGACGCCGGAACCAGCATCGAGGCCGATGGCAAGGTCGTGGAGGTGTTCAACCACCTGCGCGAACTGAAAGCCAAGGCCAAGGGCCTGGAGTACGAGATCGAGTCCGCAGAGGAGCGCATCAAGCTCTTCATGCAGGACCACGCCCAACTCACGGTCAACGGCAAGTCGGTACTGACGTGGAAGTCCCAGACCACCAACCGCTTCGACCAATCCGCCTTCAAGGAAGCCCACCCCGCGCTGTTCGAGCAGTTCAAGAAAACCAGCGAATCCCGCGTTTTCCGCCTCAAGTAACCGGAGCCCAGCATGTCCGCAACCGCCCTGAAAGCCGCCGCGACCGGCAATGTCGCCAACAACGGTCAGCCGAAAACGCTGGCCCACCTGATGACTGACCCGAAGATCAAAGCCCAGATGGCCCTGGCGCTTCCGAAGCACATGACCGCCGACCGACTCGCGCGCATCGCGCTGACCGAGATCCGCAAAGTACCGGCCCTGGCGAAATGCAATCAGGAGAGTTTCCTCGGCGCCGTGATGCAATGCGCGCAGCTCGGCCTGGAACCGGGTAACGCTCTCGGCCATGCCTACCTGCTGCCGTTCGGCAACGGCAAGGCGAAAGATGGCCTGTCGAACGTCCAGTTGATCATCGGCTACCGCGGGATGATTGACCTTGCCCGGCGCTCCGGCCAGATCGTTTCGCTCACCGCGCGCACCGTGCACCAGAACGACCAGTTCAGCTATCGCTACGGCCTCGACGAGGACGTCCAGCACGTTCCGGGAGAAGGTGAACGCGGCGTCATGACCCACGTCTACGCGGTCGCCAAGCTGAAGGACGGCGGCGTGCAATTCGAGGTCATGAGTAAAGCCGACGTCGACAAAGTACGCGCCACCAGCAAGGCATCCGGAAACGGGCCTTGGGTCACCCACTATGAAGAGATGGCCAAGAAGACCGTCATCCGCCGGCTGTTCAAGTACCTGCCGGTCAGCATCGAGTTGCAGACCGCAGTCACCCTGGACGAACGCGCCGACGCCGGATTGGACCAGGACAACGCGTCCATCCTCACCGGCGAATACAGCGTTGTTGACGACCAGTCTCAGGACCAGGTCCCGGACGGCGTGAACACCGAGACGGGCGAAATCACCGAACCCGCCCCGGGCCAGCAGTCGGACACCGGCGACACCGGTGACGACGGGCTCAATCTCGAGTAACCGGCCATGCCCAGCCGAACCATTGAAGAGCAGTTCGACCGTGTCGAGGAGTTCAACAGCCTCCTCGGCGCGGCGGAGCTGAATGCCGCCACCACCTGGGAAGAAGAGTTCACCGCCGACCTGCGCGCCAACTTCCAGCGCTACGGCCCGCGGATGTTCCTCAGTGAGTCCCAGCACACCACCCTCGAACGCATCGCCAACCAGTAGGAACCCGCCCATGAGCCAGAACAACGCCGCCTTCCTCCACATGACCGCCGACACGCTCGGCAAGAGCCTGCTGCAGGGCCTGATCCAGGAAATCCGCATCCTGCCGGACGTTTGGCAGAAGCTGTCCGAAGCCAAGCAGACCGATGTGATCGAGCGCCTGGAACAGCAGGTGCGCAACGCCGCCACCATCGCGGTGCACACCATCGCCGGCGCCGAGCGCGAGACCGTCTACGGCAAGCTCGAATCCATCGCGGCCAAGGACAAGATGAAGGCCGTCATCGTGGTGAATCATTCCAGCCCGAACAAGCACGACCTTCTGGACGCGGTGAACGAGGACTGCCTGCTGATCATCGGCGGCGCCGCTGAGTTCCTCGACGGCATGAAGGACGTGAAGGCTGATCCGGACCAGAACCCGTTGGATCTGAATGGCGGCGACCACGAAATGGAGGTCGACGGCGCCTGGGGCGGCGAGCAGCAGCCCGACGATGATGTCGTAGATGCCGAGTTCCAAGAGCTGCCGCAACTCACCGTCGAGCGCTTCGCCGGCCACACCCTGGGCGAGATCGCCATCGGCGTCGCCACCAAGAAGGACGTGTTCGACGCGGCCTGGCTGCAATCGCGCTTCGCTCTCACCACCGAGGAAGCCGAGCGCGTCGTTCTCCAACTGCTAGACCAGGGCGTCATCGTGCTCGAGCAGGAGAACGAGGAATCCCGCGAGTTGAACACTTACCGCGTCGTCAAGAAGCCGGGGGATATCGCCCTCGACCTGGAGTGAGCCATGCGCATCACGAAACTCGAAATCACCAACTTCCAAGGGCTGCGTCATGCGGCCCTTGATGTTTCTGCGCCGGTGCTCCTGGTTGCCGGCCACAACGGCGCCGGCAAGAGTTCGCTGCTGGACGCCATTGCCATGGCCTTCAACGGCCAGCCGCGCCGCGTCTCGCTGAAGAAGGAGATGGACAAGCTGGTCACCGAGGGTGCAAAGAAGGGTGAGGCCCGTGTCGAGTGGCTGGACGAATCCGGCGAGGTGCAGGCCTGCGGCGTCGCGCTGCCCAGCGGCAAGGGTTCGCCCCTCGCCGACTCGCCGTTCCTGCCGTTCGTGCTCGACGCCAGCCGTTTCGCCGCGCTGGACGCCAAAGATCGCCGCCGAGTGCTGTTCGACCTGACCGGCGCCAGCGCCAGCCCGGCCGAGGTCGGCAAGCGGCTGGAAACCAAGGGTATCGACCTGGCGCTGTTCGAGAAGGTGAAGCCCCTGCTCCGCTCCGGCTTCCCGGCCGCGGTTGAGCAAGCCAAGGCCTACGCCAGCGAAGCGCGCGGCGCCTGGAAGGCGGTCACCGGCGAGAACTACGGCAGCGACAAGGCGAACGGGTGGGAGCCGGAGGCGCCGCCGGCCATCGTCAGCGAGGAGGAACTGGAATCGGCGCGCGCGGAACTGCGAGCCACTGCGCAGGATCTGGACGAGGCCCAGCAGACCCTGGGCTCCAGCAAGCGCGCCCACGCCGACGCCCAGGCGCGGGCCAGCCGCATCACCGCTCTGCGCGAAACCGCAGCGCTGGCCGACCGGCGGCGCAACAAGCTGGCCACCGACGAGGCCAATCAGGACGAGTGGTCGGAGAAGGTCATGGCAGCCGAGGCCGCCGCCAGCGGCGAGCCCGCCCACCAGCCGCTGACCTGCCCTCATTGCCAGGGCGCCGTGGACCTGCAGGCCGGCCAGTTGATCGCGCACCAGCCCCCGGCGAAGGTTGCCGATCCCGAGGCGGCGAAACGTCTGGAGGAGTACCGCGGGTATCTTGCCAGCGCTCAGCGGGCCGTCGCCAACAGCCAGCGGGACCTGAAGGAGAGCGAGGACGCCGCCGCGCAGGCCGCCGCCCTGGAAGCCGAAACCGCCCAGGCGCCCAGCGCCGAAGCGATCGCCAACGGCGAGCAGGCGATCAACGAACTGCGCCAGGCGCGTGATCGGCAGCAGGCCAAGGTGCAGTCGCTGCAGGAAGCGTTCAACGCCGCCGCGCAGCGCCAGGACGTCATCAAGCAGGCCGCCGGCTTCCACGCCGAGGTCTGCGCCTGGAGCGCCCTGGCCGATGCCCTTTCCCCCACGGGCATCCCGGCGGAAATCCTGGCCGACGCGATCGGACCGGTGAACGAGCTGCTGCAGCGCCTATCCGGAACCGCCGGCTGGTCGCCCGTGCAGATCAGCGCCGACATCGACGTCACGTTCGGCGGCCGGCTGTACGGCCTGTTGTCCGAGTCGGAGCGCTGGCGGTGCGACACGACCATCGCTTTGGCCATCGCGACGATCTCCGGCCTGCGCCTGGTCCTGCTGGACCGTCTCGACGTACTGGACCTGCCGAGCCGCAACCAGGCCATCGCACTGATGCGCGCCATGACCTCCGACCGCGAGATCGACTCGGTGGTCGCCGCCGGCACGCTCAAGGAGCCGATGGCGAAGACGCCGGAATGGCTGCAGGCGGTCTGGATCGAATCCGGGCACATCGCCGGCCACGAGCACCAGGCTGCAGCCTGACCCTACCTCAAGGCGGACTCGGATGTCCGCCTCTACCACTGGAGGGCGCATGAAGCCCATCATCTTCGACACCGAGACCACCGGCACTGACCACCAGACCGACCAGATCATCGAGGCGGCATGGCTGGAGCTTCCCGAGCGGCCTTACCAATTCGCGGCGGTCGCGCCGGAGGATCTCCCGTACTACCAGGAGCGCTTCAAGCCGAGCGTGCCGATCAGCCTCGGCGCCCAGGCCGTGCATCACATCATCTGCCAGGACCTGGTCGGTTGCCGGGAGTCGAAGGAGTTCGCCCTGCCCGCCGGCCCGCTCCTGATGATCGGCCACAACGTCGACTTCGACTGGCGCATGGCCGGCGAGAACCCCGATATCAAGCGAATCTGCACCCTCGCGCTGAGCCGCTTCCTGTTCCCGGACAAGGACAGCCACACCCAGTCCGCCATGATGTACCTGATCGCGCGGCGCAACGGCCGGGAGGCTCAGGCCCGCGAGCTGCTGCGCAACGCCCACGCCGCTCTCGACGACGTCCGCAACTGCGCCATCGTCCTCCGCTTCCTGCTGGAGGTGGCCATGAACGCCGGTCACGCGACTGACACCTGGGAAGAGGTCCATGCGCTGAGCGAGAAGGCGCGCATCCCGACCGTCATGCCCTACGGCAAGCACAAAGGCACGCCGATCAATCAAGTCCCGAACGACTACAAGGACTGGCTGCTGCGTCAACCAGACGTCGATCCGTACCTGGTCCAGGCCCTGCGCCAGCGATAGCCACCCGCCGAGCGCCCCACCCGGGGCGCTTTCTCTCCCAGCACGCACCGGACGCCGCCCTGTGGGCGATTCAACCATGCCTGGGCCGCCCTGTCAGGCAGGGCGGCGTCCAGTGCCTGTTCACCGAGTACTGACGATGCCTCCTCAACGACCGATTCTCCGCTACCACGGCGGCAAGTGGCTGCTCGCCCCGTGGATCATCCAGCACCTGGCGCCCCACCACACTTACATCGAGCCATTCGGCGGCGCGGCTTCTGTCCTGCTGCGGAAGGCCCGCAGCTACGCAGAGGTCTACAACGACCTCGACGGGGACGTGGTGAACCTGTTCCGCGTCGCGCGGGACCGTGGCGAGGAACTGCGCCAGGCCCTGGCACTTACCCCGTTTGCCCGGGAAGAGTTCGAAGCCAGCTACGCGGAAACGTCCGATCCGCTCGAGCGCGCCCGGCGGATGGTGGTGCGCAGTTTCCAGGGTTTCGGCAGCGCCGCGGCGAGCGGCGAACGCACGGGGTTCCGCTCGACGTCGGCGAGGAGTGGTACCGCGCCCGCGCTGGACTGGCGCAACTACCCCGATGCGTTGGCCGCTATCACTGAGCGCCTACAGGGCGTGGTGATCGAGAACCGCGACGCCCTGGTGCTGATGGAGCACCACGACCGGCCGAGCACGCTGCACTACGTCGACCCGCCCTACGTCCATTCCACTCGCAGCACCAAGGTCCGCCACAACGCCACCGGCAAGTCGTACCGACACGAACTGGACGACGACCAGCACCGGGACCTGGCGGCGTTCCTCAAGGGGCTGAGCGGCATGGTGGTCCTCTCGGGGTACCCCTGTCCCCTCTACGACCGCCTTTACCGCCACTGGCACCGCCTCGAGCGGAACGCCCTCGCCGACGGCGCACGCGACCGCATCGAATGCCTCTGGCTCAACGATGCCGCGCGCAGTGGCCTGGCGCAGCTCGACATCTTTCACGACACCAAGGAGCCCATCGCATGACCACGAAGGCAGTATTCGCGCCGGACGATGAGGTCAGCTTTCTCTACCGGGAGAAGCATCGCTGCCGCGGGATCGTGCTGAGCAGCCACGCCCAAGGCTATGTGATCCTCAAATGCACCAGCGGGTACGCGGAGGGCAGAACGCTGGCCGTCAATTTCCCTGCCCTGACGAAGACCGCCCCCGAACCCGCCTCCGCAAATCTGGCCAGCCCGCGCCAAAGCGACATCTTCGCCGCCGGCGCCCAGCGCCTGCAGATGACCGAGAGCATCGAGCTGACCATTCAGAGCATGCAGGCCTACGGCGCAGACCATGAGCACTGGGCTGTGGCCTGGTCCGGTGGCAAGGACAGCACCACCACGCTAACGCTGCTGATCTGGCTGATCGACACCGGCAAGATCAAGGCGCCGAAGACGCTGACCGTGTTCTACGCGAACACCCGGCAGGAGCTGCCGCCGTTGGCCATCGCGGCGCACCAGATCATGGACGAGTTGCGGGACCGCGGAATCCACGTCGAGGTGGTATGCGCACCGCTCGACAAGCGCTTCATGGTCTACATCCTGGGCCGCGGAGTGCCCCCGCCGAACAACAACACCCTGCGCTGGTGCACCCGTCAGATCAAGATCGACCCGATGCAGGCCGCCCTCGAGCAACGCCTGGCCGCGCTCGACGGCAACGTGCTGATGATCACCGGCGTGCGCCAGGGCGAGAGCGCCATCCGCGACAAGCGGATCGAGATGTCCTGCGGTAAGGACGGCGCCGAGTGCGGCCAAGGCTGGTACCAGAAGGTCCTGCCCGAGGCAAAAGGCCTAAAGGGCCGGCTCGCCACCCTGGCCCCGCTCCTGCACTGGCGTGTCTGCCACGTCTGGGAGTGGCTGAAGCACTGGGCGCCACTTGCCGAGTTCGGCGACTGGTCAACCGCGATGATCGCCGACGCCTACGGCGGCGACGAAGCCGAAGAGATCAACGCTCGTACCGGCTGCACCGGTTGCCCGCTGGCCAGCGAGGAGAAGGCGCTCGAAACCGTGCTGGCCATGCCGCACTGGGCATACCTTGCGCCGCTGCGCGGCCTGAAAGAGCTATGGCGGGAGCTTCGCGAGCCCCAGCACCGCCTGCGCAAGGCCGGCATCGAGCGGCTGAAGGACGGCAGCATCGCCGCGAACCCCCAGCGCATGGGACCGATCCTGCTGGAGTCCCGCTTGATGGGCCTGGAGCGCGTACTGGCCATCCAGGCCGAATGCAATGCCGCAGCCGACCGCCTCGGTCGCCCTCACATCGACCTGATCAACGCCGAGGAAGAGGCCCGCATCCGCGAGCTGATCGCCGCCGGCACCTGGCCGGATGGCTGGGGCGGCGACGAGCCGATCGCTACCACTCCACTCGACAAAGTCTTCGCCGACGGCGCGGTACAGCCGCTGCTGTTCGTATAAGGAATCCGCCGCATGAACACCTACCGTCATACCTTCGTCGCCACGTGCCCAGCGGACGGTGAGCAGATCATCTACAGGCTGGAGATCTACTCGCCCACGATGATCCGCGTCGAGCACATCCGTACCGCAACCGCTCTGATCAAACACGGCTTCCAGGAGGAGATCGCGGATCGCCTGCAGGCCCAACTCGGTGGCGAGCACCGCATCGTCGGCGTTCACCAGGGCGTCGAGATCGAAACCGTGAGGTTGCCGGCGTGATGATCCACTACCACGGCACCCCAATCGGAGGCACTCGCCAGGACGCCGCGCGTTTCCTCGCTGGGCGGCATGCATTGGTCCCGTTTCCGCGCCAAGACGACGTCGCCATCGTTGCCGAGGTCTGCCAGAGCTTCTGCTTCGACAACGGCGCGTTCTCGGTCTGGAAAAAGGGCGGAACGCTCGACGTCGAGAGCTATCTCCGGTGGGTCGACGACTGGCGTCGACACCCAGGCTTCGACTGGGCGCTGATTCCTGACGTGATTGACGGAGACGAAGCCGACAACGACCGGCTGCTCGAGCAGTGGCCTGAGCATTTTCCGGGCGTCCCGGTCTGGCATCTGCACGAATCCCTGGAGCGCCTACAGCGCCTGGCCAGCGCCTGGCGGACGGTTGCCCTCGGCAGTTCCGGCCAATGGGCTACGCCCGGCACGGCGCCCTGGTGGAAGCGCATCAGCGCAGCCATGAACTCCATCTGCGATGCCCACGGGCGGCCGACCTGCAGGCTCCACGGCCTGCGGATGCTCGACCCGAAGATTTTCGGCCGCCTGCCGTTCGCGAGCGCGGACAGCACGAATGCTGCAGTCAACGGCGGCAGTGTCAGCAGGTTCGGCATTTATCCCCCGCCGACTGCTGGCCAACGCGCAGCAGTGATTGCCGATCGCATCGAAGCCCACAACTCAGCACCGGTCTGGACGCGCAGCGGCCAGGCCGAACTCTCGCTTTGAAGGAACCCTCTGCATGATTAAGCGCACCCTCTACCACTTCCACTTCTGCTGCGGCCTGGGCGGCGGTGCCGCTGGCTTCAACCGGGCGCGTCCGCGGGTCGGCAACGCCGAAGCCGAATGGGTCTGCCTCGGCGGGATCGACGTGGACCCAGCCGGCCTGCGCGACTTCGAGCGACTGGCTGGTGTCCCGGGCACCCTGCTGGACCTCTTCACCCGCGACCAGTACGTGCGGTTCCACGGCAAGGAGCCGCCGGCAGGCTGGCGGGAGGCGACCCCGGAAGATATTCGGCGCGCCGCCGGCGGGCGCCGGCCGGATGCCGTGTTCATCAGTTCCCCCTGCAAGGGCGCCAGCGGCCTGCTGTCCGAGAAAATGAGCCTGACCCCGAAGTACCAGGCGCTGAACGAGTTGACGCTCCGCTGCATCTGGCTGATGGGCGAGGCATGGGCTGATGACCCGGTGCCGCTGATCGTCTTCGAGAACGTCCCGCGTCTCGCCAGCCGCGGCCGGCACCTGCTGGACCAGATCAACAGCCTGCTCGGCGGCTTCGGCTACGCCGTGGCGGAAACTACTCACGACTGCGGCGAGCTGGGCGGTCTGGCCCAGTCGCGCAAGCGCTTCCTACTGGTCGCGCGGCACGTCGAGAAAGTGCCGCCCTTCCTGTACGAGCCAGAGAAGAAGTCGCTCCGCGCCGTCGGCGACATCCTCGGCCGCATGCCGCTGCCGGGCGACATCGATGC